TTCCACCAAAATTAACATCTTTATCTGGATGCATATCTTCATTAGAAGAATCTAAATATTCAGGATACTTTGAACTATTAAAGTCCATATAATCCATAAATCTTCTTGTGTAAAATTCTGCTGTTTCTCTCGCTCTTCTTTCAAGTGAAGTTATTTCTTCGCTAGTAATAGAGTCGCTATTCTCGCTTCTATGTTTGTATAATCCTCCATTAGAAATAGTAAATGGAGCAAAAGGAATGTAGTCTGTTTGAGTAAACCAAATCAACATTGGTTTTACATATTCATCAACTAATGTTTTATAATCTGCATTTCCCGAATCCGAAAGTGTGTTCGCTATAATTAAAGCCTGTAGCTTCTCATATAGCTTCCCGCCTAAATAGTTTTGTATATGCGTGTCTTGAGCGACCTCAACAAACTGAATTATCTTGTCAGGGTCTACATTACCACTAATAATACTCTTCTGTTTTATGTCTTGTATAGTTACAAATAGTGCTTTCTGTGGCATAATTAATTACTTTTAGTTGGATAAGCCCCATTGTTTGGCATATCTACAGGTCTAATCGGCACTTCTTCTGGATTGTTTGGTGCTTTATAACCATCTTTCAATGCTTCATCTTCACTTACTCTGTCTTTCTTTTTGAAGACCAATCTTTGCCAATAATGATGACAGTTCTTTCCGCCCTTGTACTTAAAAAGAGAGTAATTCCTACCCTTGTGTCCTAACTTATTATTCACTCCTCTAAAGGACATCATATTAATATCTTCTTTTCTGAAAACAATATCCCTTGCAGTTAGCTTTTCCATACTCTTACAGAAATCTCTGCTTTTAGGATTGTTTCTAATTGGCAAATAAGAGTATCTTACTTTATAGCCCTTATTATCCTGTACGCTACTCTTAGAAGGCTTTGCATCGCTTTCTTTAACACTTGCCAATCGTCTGAAATCAAATTCTTCATTTTCTTCTGTTACTTTCTCCTCGTGAACAACTTCCCACTCATCAGAAATAACCTCTCCCAACTCTTCAAGCTGCGACAGCATATCTTCACCTTCTTCATCGGTAAAGTCTTTTAATATATCAGAAGATAGCTTCTCTCCTGTTTCTTCTTCTCGTTTTACTTTAGTAGAAATATTATCTAATTCTGTGAACTCTATTGGTTGTAGAGTAACAAAATATAAGTTCAGTTGGATGTTATTAAATACAAGTATCTCGTTAAGCCCATCAATCAACGCTTGTTGAAATGGCCTAATCACGATATTATCCATTAAGATACTTGCTGTTCTTAATTCCTCTGCATTATTCCCAAATCCTGTGTTATCCTTAATACCTAACAAGATTGGAGATACAATACCATGCCCTAACATTATTTTCTCTCTGCTCTCGTCTGCTAAGAATTGATATTGAGCGTGAGCGTCAGGCAAATGTATAGGGTCTATAGTAGCTTGGTCTTCCGCAGATTCATTAAATGTTAGAATGAATTTACCTGCATTGGTGCTTCCGCTAAACTTTTCATAGATTCTTCGCTCTATGAGTTCTTGGGTTTCCTCATTAGGAATACCATTATTGAAGTTCACCATTAAGGAAGGTTGAAGACCTTGCTGAATGTTGTTTATATGATAGTTCGCCACTTCCTCTTCTAGCTCACAATATTGTAAACAACCATTGTAGTCCGTTGGAGAGTAGTAATAAAAACCTGACTTATATGGCTTAATCAAAAACAACTCTATTTGCTCTGATTTTGTGCCATTGCCAAAAGTTGGTATCCTTTTTGGCTTTTCGTTTCTCTTCATTTCAGACCACTTTGGATGATAGTAGTATGCTTTGATTCTACCATTATCTGCTTTTTCTGCCCTTAAGGTCTCCATAGGAAAATGAAGAACCTTTACAATAGCGGTCTTGTTTTTGTTGTATATGAGCTGCAAAGCACCTTGACCTAGCAATTTGTAGTCGTTAACTAGCCTTCTCATTTCTCTAGGCTTAAACAACAACTTCATTTTTGCGTACATCTCAGGCTTTTCTGTACTGTCAGTAGCCTCTAAACCTCTACCATAAATCATATCAGAAATACCATTAATACACCTTGCATTGGTTGGACTTCCTAGATATTTTTCAATGAGACTTTCAAAGTAGTCCTGGTTGTCATCTCCACATAAATATAACACCCATTCTTTGTTGTGTACCTCAACTACTTCAGGAGATTGGTAACCGCTAAGATTTACAACCTTTAAGTTGTTTTTATACTTGTCTTCTATCATAATACTACATATTTATCATCACCATCATTATATTGATTGTAATTATCTGGCAATGTAAAAACTTCATTCTTATTGACATTTGCTGTAATATAAATTAAATCTCTATAATACACCTCTGAAGAAGTCTTTAATTCAAAAGAATATATCTGCCCTTCTTTAAGGGTTATTGAAGGAGTTAAACTAAACTGAATAAAGTTTTCATTAGATGACAAAGCTACTGAAAAACTAGCAGAACCATCTGTTTGATTTGTACCTGTCTCCCTTAATACAACACTGGCAGAACCTAGTGTGCTTGTATTGAAAAGAGAGGGTATAATAGAAAAAGTTTGTTGTCCTGTTATGGGTCTTAATTTTATCATCAATAAGATAACTAAGTTAAGTGGTTTTTGTTTTAAATAAAAAAAGGGGCATATAGCCCCCTTTTATATTAAAGATTTATTTTATGGGTCTAAATCTGTATCTGCATCAGTACTATCTACTGCTACATAAGCATCTGACAATGTATCAGCAACATCATCACCTGCAAATAAAAACTGAGCAGGCTTTCTTTCCATTCCTGTAAATGTTAAAGTGTAGCCGCTCATATCTGTCATGGCAGTTCCAGTGGCTATTGTGCCTCCTGTAACCTCCATTCCATGTTCTCTTCCTATTAAAAACAGGTTTCCATTATAATCCTCAACAATAATGTGAGGCCTACCAAATGAAAGAGCTTTAATCTCTTTATGAGACTCCTTAGTCAATTTCTTTAATTGCAATTCCAACACTTGCTCAAATGCTAAAGTTCCATTTTCTCTTGAAGCTTGTAAGTTTTCTGTATATGATGAATTACCTTTTACTTGAAACCTATAAGCTTGAGCTTGATTTGAAGTACCTGTTCCTATACCAGAAAGCCTTTTAATCGTTAAACCACTGTCTGCTGATGATTCTGCAGGAGTATAGTTTGTTGTTTCAAAGTTTAGGATATATACATTTTTTAATCCACCAACAACATCTTTACAAGGTTCTGTTCTTCCTGAGCCTATTGTACACGCCATAATTATGCTGTTATTTTAGTTATTCCACTACCTGTGACAAAGTTGGCAGGTCTTCTTTCCATTCCTGTCAAAGTGAGTGTGTATCCTGTTAAATCGCCCATAACTGCACCTGAAACAATCGTTCCGCCTGTCGCGTCACAGCCATGCTCTTCTCCTACTAAAAAGAAGTTTCCGTTATAATCTTCAATAGCTACATGAGGTCTCCCTGCCGCTATCTTGTAAACCCTATCATGGTCTTGATAGGTTAATTTCTTGAATGTAAGTTCTACAACTTGCTCAAAAAATGTAGTTCCGTTGTCTCTATTAGACTGAATATTTTGTGTGAAAGAAGATGCTCCTTTTATTTCATACTTATACCAAGTATCGTCAGCTCCAAAATCTGTTATTTCTTCTGCTCCTGATGCTCTTGTGGGAACAAGACCTGCGTCTTTGAAAGAAAGCATATATACATTCTTTATCCCCCCAACGACATCTTTACAAGGCTCATCTCTTCCGTCTGAAATTGTACAAGACATATATTTTTTATATTAAAAAAGGGTAGGCAGGCTCAAGGCTCACCTACCCTTATGGTTTATAAATTGGTTTCTACTAGCTAGCAGGAGTAAAATGCTTAGCGTCTGATAGAACACCTACTTGAGTACCTGCTGTAAAACGCATTACTAGTCTAACATTTTGTGAACCATCAATGTCAGCCATGTCAATTAACTTAACTTCGTTGTGGTCAGCCAATAATCCTGTACCGAAGTATAGGTTAGATGACTGAGCAGCGACTGCTCTATTAGATGACATTCCTGGACATCTCTGTAATTTAATACCATCAAAAGTAAGACCTTCGTTCATTCCATAGAAAGTAGTACCCTTGTTGTCAATACCTGCTGCACCTACATTGCTAGCAAATCCTCCTAATGCTCTTACATACGCCTGGTATGCATTGTTAGGAAGATAAATAGTTAAGTCCTCTAGTCCATAAACAGCACTTGGAATGTTATCTACAACTTTTCCTAAAAAAGTAATTACATTTCCAGAGGTTAAAGTACTAGCTCCAACTCCTGATAAAGAAGAAGAAGAGATTAATTGCTCAAATCCTTCAAATAAATTAAATCCTGAACTTGCAGAATCGTCACCTTGCCAAATATTATTTTCTACTGACTCAGCAACTTTAGCTGAAACATGACCGATAATGAAATCAGAAAAATTTGGAGGTAAGCTGTCGTGTGCTGAAAAGCCCATTGATAACGCTTCCCAATCGCTTCTAAAATCACTTTTACAAAGCTGCATGTTTACCTGTAACTCTTTTGGTTGTAATACTCTTTCTGTTAAAGAAACTGTTGAAGTAGGGTCAAAATCACAAGTAGCATCTTTGATTGCATCTGTTAAAGATACATTCTTTAATACCTCTTTGAATTTAACATTAGGTTTGATAGCGATTGCGCCATCATTTAAAGTTTTCCCGCTAGTGAGCGCAGCAGCAATATATTCTCCTGCAAATTCTCCTGCGTAAGTAGTAGTTATACTATTAGTTGTTGCCATTTTTTATTTAATTTACTTTTTATTTATTAGGTGTTAGCTGTAATTGAACCTGAAGCAGCACCTGCTCCTGTCACATACCAATTAGTACCATCACACTCAAATTCAACATAATCTCCTTGGTCAGCTGCGCCACCAACAAACTTTATGTTATCCTCGTCTGCCGCAGGAACGGTTGCTCCAGCAACTAAGATTTCTCCAAAAATGTTAGCATCTGTTGGAGAGTCAATAGTTATTGTGTTTGTTAAATCCACTGAGCAAATAAACTTAAAGTTTAATCCTGCTCTTTCTGTTGGGAATGTAATTACTTGACTTGCATCACCAGGCTCAGTAACAAATATTACTTTACCACTGTCTGAAGGTTCAAGTGTAGTGCTTGAGTTTATAGTTCTCGTCTTTTTTACTCTTGTCTGCTCAGCAGACGATAAATTTATTGCCATTTTTTATTTATTGAATAGTTTGTTAAATACAATATCTCGTGTTCCTCTTATTTGTCCTTGTGCTAGTTTGATGGTTTGTTTCTTGGCAACGCTAGCCTCTGGGTTGTGAGCGATAGGCTCTACAGCAGGTTCTTGAGAGGATAGTTCCTCTTTAACCTCTTGCTGAGGCTCTTGAGATAATTCCTCAGGAACATCTTTCTCCACCTCCTCGTCTATGGCCATCTTGTCCATCAACTTTTCGTACATGGCTTTCATTTCAGCCATTTTCTCATCAAATTCATCCTTAGTGACATAACCCTCCATCATCTTTACTTCATCCTTCACTTCATCTTCCTCTTCCTCGTAATTCTCTTTCATTTTTTTATCATCGTCGTAGTCAGCCCCTAATTCAGTAGGTTCAGTTACCTCAACTTCTTCTGCATCAGAAGAAAGAAGTACATTTTTCAGTTTTTCTACAATTTCACTTGCTTTCATAAAATAATTTATATAATGTTAACTAATTAAAATTCTATTGTTGTAATTTCATTCATTAGATGCTCTTGAAACGCCATTTATTGTTGAGGTGCTTCCATCTTGCATTGAACCAATTCCTTGATTTATCATATTACCTTTACAGCATTTTCTACTATAAGTGCCATTATCACATAAGCATCCTCTTCTACTCTCTCTTGGACTTGTTCTACTTGGATTATATTTCATTTACTTGTTAATTTAGACTCTACCCAATTCTTCATACTCTTACCACCCCACAATAGATATGAGATTGTACCACAAGCCTCGGGCTTGCTTGCATCATAATAAGTTTCTGCTCTGCTTAAATAAGAATAGATTCTCTTTAGAGTTGACAATGTGAACTTTTCACCTCTAGCTAATTGCTGTCCGCGAACTTTACCTACTTGAGTCGCGCACCTGTTTCCAATCTCTTTATTTCTTTTAATTGCAAGTTTTGCATTGTTTCTTGCAGATTCTGGGTATCCTCCATAAGATTCTAGCTCTACATCTTCTAATGCAGCTACAGCCTCCAACAATTCTTGTTCTGCTTTTAATTCTTTTAGACAAACATCACAACCACCATCGCAGTCTTCACACTCTTCCCTAGAAAGCTCTTTTGGGCTGTTCTCTTTGTTCTCTTGAAAGAACCCTTCTATGCTAAAGCCTTTTACTTTACCGCTCTTAACATACTCTTCCCAAACTTCATCATTATTCACTTTCACACTCACCATCCAAGTGCCTTTTGGCATGTCTAGGTTGTATAATCTTGTTTTGTCTTGTTTTTCGTCTTCTACAATCCAAGACTCTACTACTGATAGTCCTTTTAATTTGTATTCGTGTTCTAAAGTGCTGTTGTTCTGTTTTCCTCTTGCTAAAAATAATTCTGATGCTTTTCTTACTGTGTTTTCACTAAAAAATATATAATATTCCTTATCATCGTCTCTTCTATAGATTTTTCTATTAGGGACAAGTGCAGGGCCCATCAAAATTCGTTTTTCATTATCAATTTTAGCTAATTCTTGCTTGTGAGCAGCTAAAGTGATGAAATCCTCTTCTATTGCAGGTTCTTCCACAATAGAAATAGCATCTACACCACTAAACTCGCTATCTTCTTGTATAAATAGTTCGTAAACTTCCATATTATGATAACTTTTATTTTTTTATTTGTTTTGTTTTAGCCTATTGATGCTTCTGATAAGATGTTTCTGTCTAATTCCTGTGCTGTAGAGACATCTGAAGCAACAACATATGCTCTGACAGGTTCTTCTCTTTGTCCTGCCACAGCGGCTGCAACTTGATTTAACTCAGAAGCCCCTACTACATTAAAAGAAGGTGCTCCACCTCCCTGCTCAGGAGAAACTCCAATTCCTCCACCTCCACCTAATCCTGTGGTCTGAGGAACAAACTTTTGCTTAGCAATAGCGGCTACTTGAGCCAATCCTGCTCCAATAACAGCTATCATAGCACCAATCCTTAAAGGTGCAGGTAATTTTTCTCTAGCCAAAACATCTGCCCCTGCTAAATAAGTGGATACTAAGGCATTTGCAATAGCAGCAGCCTTATTCAACTTAAACCTCTTTTCTTCTATTTCATTTTGCTTCTGAACTAGCTTTGCATCGTTAGCTGCAATTTTGGCTTGTATTCTTTTTCTTTCTTCTGCTGTTAAGTTTTCATTTCTAAGCCTATCTCTTAGTTTTTCATTTATAGCATTAGTCTTGTTAGTCTCAATAGCTATTTGTCTTTCTGCATCCGCATCCAAGAAATCAGTAAAAGAGTTTAAAGTGTCCATATACAGGCCAATCATCTCTTCTGTTGAAAGACTCTCTCCTTCTCCTGTATCAGCAGCACCAAGACCTCCAGCCATTCCTGCAAGACCTATAGAGACTCCATCCTCGCCAAAAGAAGCCGCTATACTTTCTTTAAGTTGGTCTTCCACAGCCTTAACACCAAGCTGCTTCATTATCTTCTCTGCCTCTTCTTTAGCTTTAGCAGATAACTCAAATGTTGTTCCTACTATTTTAGTTTCAAAACCATCACCTGTAAAGAATTTCTCTAATTCCCCTTGTGTTTGTTCGGCAAACTCTTGGGCTAAAGCCATTCCTTTTATAGCATACTTCTTCTTTATGAGAGCAATAGTTTTAGGATCTGTTATTCCCCTCAACTCTTCCTCTTGTTCTTTTCTGAGCCTTTCTTTGTTTATTTGAAGTATTTTATCTCTTAACTCACTATAATGCTTCATTGTCAGTTTTCCTGACTCAGCTAATGTTTCTATTTCTGCTTGAATCTGCTGTTCTCCAAAATCTAATTCTTCATCTCTTAACTCACTTCCTGCCTCAAGTCTTTGCTTAGATAATTTCTCTATTCTAGCAATCTCTTCTAACTGCTTCTTTCTTTCCTTGTCAATCTCATTAGCTTCTCTTCTGAGTTTATTAATATCTTCATTTACTTCCTCAATGGTTCGGAGTATCTTATTCTCTTGTTCCATTGTTTCAGCAAGAACCTGCTCTTCACTAAGACCTTGTCTTCTTAGGTTGTTTCTTCTTGCTTCAAGGTTGTTTCTTTTTCTCTCATTACTTTGAGCCAATTCTTGTGAAATCTGCTCTTCACTAAATCCTTTTCTTTTTAGCTTATCAATTCTTTCTTGTCTTGCCTCTTCTCTGTCTTCAATCTTTTCTCTTTCTTCTTGAAGCTTCTTGATAGCATCTTCATTATCCTTATCCTTTCTCTTTAGTTCAGTAGTAAGTTCTCTAGCCTTTACTTCTGCTTCTGCTACTTTAAGTATCTCTTCGGCAGATAATACTTGACTTTTATATCCCTCTTTTAATTCTTTTGATAATTCTGCTGACTGACTTAATACTTCTGCTCTTTCTTCTTCAGATGTGTTTATATCCTCAAAAGCAGCCTTCAAATCTTTAAGACCCCTAACTTGTCTTTTAGTAGCTTCAGACATTTCTATAGTAGCTTCTTTAGCCTTCTTTTGTTTCTGACTAAAGAACTCAATAGCAGCAACTACAGCTTGGAAGGCTACTAATACTCCAACAGGCCCCATGAGAGTTGAGCGTAGAGATGTTAACGCTTTTCTGACACCACCCTCAGAAGTAACAAGTAAACTGAACATATTACCTAATTGAGATATGTTGTTAGTTACTGCCCCAATACCATAAGGTAAATCAGATATAGTTCTTCCTAATTCAGTCACAGCAGCACCTGCTATACCTGCTGAATTTTTTATAGGTTTAGTTGCGTTAGTAAAACTAACTCCTAATTTATTGAGTTGGCCTTCTACTTTTTTTAAGCCTGCTTCTGCCTGGTCTCCCTCAAACCTAAGCCTTAGTAGTATGTCCTTTGACTCTGCCATATCTTCTTCTCTTTATTACTTTTTTAGTTTCTTTCCAATTATTAGGTAATTTGTTTGTTCCTTTAGCAAAATCTATATCAGGGTCTCCAATATGCCAATCATCGCTATTTAGTAATTCTATTATATTCTTAATCATTGAGTAATTCTATATCGCTTTTACCTGTTTTTAGATTGCTTTTTAATTTGTTTATTCTGTATTGTCTTCCATTTATAATCAGCCTATCGTTCATCTTTATTTTAGATGTAATCCTAGGAGGTAAAAATGCAGTCACCTTAGTCATCCTGTTGATAGGCTCAAACTTGTCTTGTATGTAGCTCTTGTAAAATTTATTAAAAAGAGTGTCTGTAAAGTCAGAAGAGCCTGTATACTCATTAGGAAATGGGTTAAAGTGAATGCTATCTTTTTCTGAGCTTGAGGGCGGGTTGGTTAGAAATCTAGTGTTAGAAGGAGTACAAAAAGACGATACTGAACTTACATTGTTAATTGCAGTAAAGTTTCCTGTAGCACTATCAATATTAGTTACAACCGAAAAAGTTTCAGACGCACTTACATACACAGGATAAAACAATAAAGGCTTTCCAAAATATGCGTCTTCATTATCATCAACAAAAAACCCACATTGAATATCTGTTGTTGAATTTGTACCTGCATCAATTAATCTTTCATACTTCATGTGATGAAAAGGAAGTTCAACTTTATATATCTCTCCAAATATTGTATTGTCTATAAGTAGACTGTTGTTTGTTTCAGTTTGAGCGTTATATTCTACACCGCCCCAATCTTCATTATTTGCTTGATGATGATTTTTAGCTAGTATTGTATCTGTGTCTGAATACTTAAAATGTATTTCCTTAAATGGTAAAGCAGGAGCGACAGAAATAGACTCTGTGTCTATGTATTTGCTGATGTCATAAATATTCACATCGCTTGGTGTGGGAGATGTATATGTGCTATCATAATAATCATCTAATGTTTTAACTATAATCTGTGAATCATCATTATCATCTACATAAGCAACCAAATTAAACATCTTGAATAATCCAGATAAAAAGTCTATTACTTTCATTTCAGGAATCTGCTTATTAACTACAAAGTCAAACTGAGCATTAGCAACAAAATTTGAACCTTGTTCATCAAAAACATCTGTTCCAGAAGATTGACTTACATATCTAAATTCAACTTTATCAAATGTAGCGGTGACACCTTCTAATACTTCAACATACACCCTGTAGTCTCCTGCAATAAAGCCGCCATTCCAAGAACCACGATTTATAGTCAAAGCATCTGCTGTCGTAATATCATTTCTACTAAATATTACTTCTTCATCGTTAGAGCCAACTTGTCTTGTTATTTTTAAGTTGTATGCTATAGTGCCCTCTGTTTTATCTAAAGTAATATCAGCATCAGACAAATCATCAACAGCAGCTTGAGTTACCTCAATACGCTCACCTCCTTGTGAAATAACATTTCCTGTGTTGTCAGGCCCTGCTGTTCCTGTGCTTGACGCTTGAAAGCTCCTAAATTGATTAGGGTATCTTGTAGCACCTTCTCCACTTGAGATTAATCCTTTCTTCCTGTGAAGCCACATAAATAAACTATGATAATGACCATTTGAAGTATTAAAAAAATCAGTAGAGAAACTAAGGCTATACTTGTTTTGTATTTCTTCAATAATTCTATGAACTCTGATTGCAGGCTTTAATTCATTAAATTTAACTCCTCTTTTATAAGAAGCGTCATAATGTAAATTTCCAGTGTTTGCTACAGTTGAAGTAGAGTCATAAAATAGTCTTTGCGTATGTGTAATTAATGGAACAATAAAATCATTTGAAGAAGGGTCTCTTCTGATTCCAGCATATATCATAGATGAGTTGTACTTGGGAAAATTTAAGAATAAATCCCCTGAAGCAATGTTTGTTTCTAGCTCATTTATGTCGCTTAACTTATCCTCTCCTAATATATCTTTTAACGATACCGTGTTTCCAAAGAAGGTCAGTTTGTACGAATAAGCTTTATTGTCCCTAAGCTCTATAGCGTCTAACTTTATTTTGCCTTTCTTAAAAGGAAGGTGATTTAATTCAATAGTAGCGGAGTGTTTTTTTCTGGCATCAAACCCTGATGTAGCGGATATTACAATATCATAATTATAATAGTGCTTAAATATTTTGTTGTTGCTTGCAGATGCAGGAACAGTAAACCTCTTTGTAAATTCAGTAAAGACCTTACCTATGTCTCTTACATCTTTGATACTTTGAGTTAGTTGTACTGATTCATCATCAAATAAATCAACCTTATCAGTGCCTATGTATAGTTGTATAATTTGCATTATCTAATATTTTGAACCTTATCAAAAGCAAACTCTAATTGCAATGTGTAGTTAAAAGACTTGTCGTTTAATGATGTCTTTTCTCTTAAATTAGATGAGGTTATTTTTACAGGAAAAACTGTACTGTCTTTAGTCATCCAAACCTTCTCGCTTAACATTAATTCCTTTATTGGTTCATTATATTCTTCACCAACAAGACCAGAATTAAGGATAATGCTTTCTTTACCTTGCTTGTCAAAAGTGTTGTATTGATGTTTATTGACATCGTATGTCGGAGGGTCTGCGCTAAATGTTAAATTGGAAGCCTTAAACTCTTCCCCTTGTACTTTTAAATTAGTAACTATTTTAGAGAAAAAGAATAAATCTTGTAATACTCCAAACTTGTTATAAAATGTTAGTTTTATAGGACTGTATCGGCTACATTCTTGTGTGATTATAGGAAGTGTAAATATTAGAGTATTGGCTCCCGCAGTATCTCTATGTATTCTTAATTCATCAACTGCATTTGTTCCGCTTTGAACGAATGTTATTTTAGTAGAAGCTTGAGTGCCGCTATCAACAGTAACCTCTGTAGATGCAACTTTAGTTCCGCCATTATAAAAAGCCGCTTTGTGTGTTTTTGAATCATCATTGTCTATCGCTTCAGAATTTAAACCCACAGCAATATTAACACCATCAGGCTTTCTTAGTTTAGCCGCGCTATTAAAGACAGGTGTAAAAGCTGCATTTGTCGCGTCAGTGGTGTCTGGAATACCGCTATTCAATCCATCCTTAAAATCACTGTACCCATTAAAACATAAATAATACTGAGTTATATCACTTCCTTGTTGAACAGGCGTGGTTGCATTATTGAATATCTTTGCTTTCACTCCTAGCCATATAGGTCTATTGTCATCAGTATCATAAGTACCTTCATACTTTGTCCTTTCATCTAAAAAATCTCTAACTAATTCAGCCACCTCCACAACCACATAATTGTCGCTTCCTTTTTCATATTTTCTTAAAGTATAATCAGCGGTTCCAGATACCGATTGAACTGTGAAGCTTGTAAATAATTCAATATCCACATAATGTAAGTTGCTATCTTCAAACCTTAAATAATAAGGACTTCTTATTTTGATTTTAGTTGACATCTCTTTGTACTTTTTGTGCTATTATACTTATTTCTTGTTCCATCACTTCTGTTAGGTCATCTGCAAGTGGCTGTAGGCTTTTGTTTATTACAAATTGCAACAAATCTGTTCCTCCATATCCAAATCTTTGAATTGTTCCTCTTTCATATATTTTCTTTGATATAGCAAAAGCTATGTCCTTTGGCTTGTATTTAGGATTCCTAGAACTTATTCCTTTAGCTTTCACCCATTCTTCTAAAGCTATTGGACTTGGTGGGTTTTTATATTTACTTGTTCCTGTGTCTATAGCAGATATGTATTTGTTACCTAATATCTCTAGGCCTGACTCTGTTGTTCTATAAGAAACACTCTGAACAGCACTACCTGTTACATTAGTGTTGTCTTTAATCAACCTGTCTTGTATGGAAGCAACCATAAACTTTCCATACTTATCCATTATATTTTTTATTTGATCTATTAGCATATAGAAATATTATTAGGTATGTTAATAGATATATCTACAGACCATCCTGCTAACTCGTGTTCAAATCTGTCTGAGAATGGAGTACAAACAGGGTCTCCTACTAATTGAAATTTATCACTAAACAAATCTCCTCTTCTGAGGTCAGATACTAAGTCATTAGCAATCTGCAGCTGCGTATTATATACATCAACTAAATTATCTGCTGTTTCTCTGTCTCCTAAATCATTTGAGTTAAATTCATTGCTCTTGCTTGTAATATCTAAAAACAAGAAACTGAGGTTTACTTGAATTGTTTTACTTGTGATTTTACTTTCTTGTAATAAAAAGTGTGATAAGGGAAACATTGTAGTTTTATTTAAATCTACTTTAGATATATCACCAAATGTTACAGTATTCACAATAGGATGATTCCTTAAATGTGTTTTTACTTTGTCTATTATATCATATATTCCTGTCATCTGTTTTTATTTTGTGCGTCTTTAATTTTTCTATTCTCTAATTCAATCTTTTCCTTTTCAAAGCTTAACCAGGTCAAACACTTATGGATTGGTTCTTTGGTAACTTGGTCAAACTTGGTAACATCTCCTTTAGCAATCGCATAAATTGATTGATACCAACCCCATTTTGCCGCAAAAACATCTTCTCTGCTTCTAATCGTTGGCTGCTGTCCATCTCCTTCAGCGTAGAGACTATCGTATGATTTGACAATTTCATCCCTAAACGATAAAAAAAAACCATCGTACCTAAAGCAACATTGAGTGGCATATGCTTCATATTGTCCGCATACTTCAAAGCAGACTCATATTCTTCTATTTGATATAAGTCGTTTTTCTTTGAGGTTATTGGCCTAAATAATACAGCCATAGCTTTATGCATATTCTTCCAATCTGATATGAAAGTGTCTAAATCCACATACTCCCCAAAAGACATCTCATGCAGGTCTGGTATCAAGCCATATTCTACCTCAACACCATTACTGCCCTTAAACCAAAATCGCTTGATTAAAGGAGTCTTTTCTGCTAAACAATTATTGACTTGACTCAATACAGTATCAAATGTGCTTACAGGTAATTTATAAGTTTCCTTTAATTTTAAATCACAGAATATTTCTAGTGCTTTAAGATTAACGAACCTAGCAGACCCCTCTTCTTCCATATCTAAACCTTTTGTAATGTCTATGTACTTCTGGTACTGATACAGCTTAATGGCAGACATTGAAGTTGGAATCCTTACATCTAATTGTTCTTTCATATTATGATAACTAAATTTTTGATTTTTGTAACAACTAATATTATTTAGAATGAATATAAATTACATAAAACACCCTAAAATACCAAAACAAAAATACTATCTTTAAGTTATACTAATAGCGAGGATAGCTAAATAGTCCTAAACTTGTGTCAGAATAGGCACTTGGTTCAGATACAGTAAGACTTCGTAGTAATTGCATCTGTAACCCTTTATAACCTTCGTACTGCCCCAACAGATATTCAAACTACCAAGCATTAAAATCAATTAAGGTTGTAGGAGGGGCTAATACCTCCAATCAACACCTCCACTAAAACCTTTATATAATATATTTTTCTGAAGGGGTATACCTGTTTTGTACTGTAGAAAAGACCCCACCCCTATGTGAATGAATTCATAAGAGTGGCTTACACCCCCCACACACATTCATTTTACATCAAACTATACAAAATAAATCAATACAAAGCAAGTAAATGACACACTTTAACATATAATTAAGAAAAAGTTTGTTATATCTCTAACAA